CAACTTCGATAACCAGCAAGCTGCACTTGATTCCGATAACCATACCTTCATGGCTCGCTATCCTGGCGCTCTTGGTAATTCTCTCGCAGTTTCCATCTGTCCAGCAGACTCCGTAAGCAACGTATTCGATGCTTGGACATATGCTTCCAGTTTTGATGCTGCACCTGGTACCTCCTCATTCGTGAGTGCGCGTGGTGGACTTTATGATGAAGTACACATCGCAGTCATCGATGAAGACGGCGAGTTCACTGGTACACCTGGAACTGTACTCGAGACATTTCCATTCCTTTCTCTTGCATCAAACGCAAAAACCGATCAAGGTTCAAAGAACTATGCTCTTGATGTAATCAACAGTCGTTCTCAATATGTTCACTTTGTCGGCTGGGACTCAGATTACACTGTCGCTGGAGCTGGAACTGAACCGACTTCCAGTACGAACTATACTCTTACAACTCCTGCGGCTGAAACCTTCTCACTTTCACAGGGTGCAAACTCTGGAGCGCTTTCAAATGGTCAAATCGCGACTGGTTTCGATCTTTTCGAAGACACTGAAACTGTTCAACTCGATTTCCTTATCGCCCCACAGCGTTCAGCAAGAGCAGATCAAAACACTGTCGTAAATGACCTTGTCACGATCGCTCAGTCGACCCGTAAAGATTGTATCGTCGTTACTTCTCCAGCAAGAGAAGACGTCGTTGGTCTGGCAAATCCAACCACAAATATCGTGGCTGGAGCAAATGCATTTACGAACTCGTCGTATCTTGTTGTTGATAACAACTATCTCAAGATCTACGATAAGTACAATGATCAATACATCCAGATCCCTGCTGCTTCTTCAACCGCTGGTATCATGGCTGCTTCCGATGTGAATGCTGCTCCATGGTTCTCTCCGGCTGGTTCTCGAAGAGGTCAGTATCTTGGTATCACCTCGCTTTCTTGGTCTCCAACCAAGTCTCAGAGAGATACGCTTTACCGAGCTGGTGTCAACCCGGTCGCAAATATTCCTGGACTTGGTGTTCTCCTTTATGGTGACAAAACTAAGCTTGCTCGTCCATCTGCGTTCGATAGAATTAACGTCCGTCGTCTTTTCCTTGTGGTTGAAAGAGCCATTGGAGCTGCGGCAAAGAACGTTATCTTCGAATTCAACGATGAGTTTACTCGCGCTGAGTTTGTCAACATCGTTGAACCGTTCCTTCGGGAAATTCAGGGTCGAAGAGGTATCACGGACTTCCGTGTCGTCTGCGACGAAACGAACAACACTCCAGCAGTCGTTGATCGTAATGAGTTCATCGCAGATATCTTCATCAAGCCTGCTCGCTCAATTAACTATGTCACCCTTAACTTCGTTGCTACCAGAACTGGTGTTGACTTCGAAGAAGTGGTAGGAACGGTGTAATATGAAAACATTTTGGGACTTTACTGATGAGCTCAATGAGCTTTCAGGGTCTAAAGTTGGTTCATATATGTCAAAGGCCTCATCTCAATATAAAGATGATGAAGGTCGATGGGATAGAACTAACAAAGATTTTGAAAAGCGATACAATAGAATGACGAAGCGAGAAAGGGGTATAAATCTTGCCACAAAAAAGCTTTCTGGTAAAGCAAAAGTAAATACAAGAGGATAAAACATGGTACTCGGAGTAAATGACTTCAAGGCAAAGCTTAAGGGTGGCGGTGCAAGACCTAACCTCTTCAAAGTGACCCTTAACTTCCCAGCATTCGCAAATGGGGATGTTGAACTTTCATCGTTCATGTGCAAAGGTGCAAATCTTCCTGCATCGAACATGGATCCAATTCCTGTCTTCTTCAGAGGGCGTCAGCTTCAGGTCGCTGGAGCTCGTACCTTTGAGCCGTGGACAGTCACTGTCATGAACGACACCGACTTCGCGGTAAGAGATGCAGTCGAACGTTGGATGAATGGTATCAATGCCCACTCGGCAAACACCGGTCTTGTTAACCCAGCCGACTATCAAGTCGATCTTTGGGTTGATCAACTCGACCGCGACGAGTCGGTAATCAAGCGATATACATTCATTTCTGCTTTCCCAACTCGGGTTTCTGAGATCGACCTTAACTACGAAACGACCTCAGTCGTGGAAGAGTTCACGGTAGATTTCCAGTACCAGTGGTGGGAGTCGGATACAACGTCTTAAGAAATTGATACATAATCTTGGAGGGCTCATAACGAGCCCTTCATAGAAAAGGATAAATCATGGCAGACAACTACAATAACGCGACTGGCGGACCCCTTATCAAACTCTTCGGATTCGAGCTCACTCGGGCAAACAAGAAGAAAGAAGAGAAAGAGAAGCTTGCATCGATCGTACCTCCAACTGATGAGGACGGAGCCGGTTATGCAACCGCTTCGGCTGGCTATTTTGGTCAATTCCTCAACATGGATGGAAATGAGTCTCGTGATAATCACCAGCTCATTATGCAATATCGCGGGGTTGCGATTCAACCTGAAGTTGATGAGGCAATTGACAACATCGTAAATGAAGCTGTCACGTCTTCTGAGGACGAGTCTTCTGTTGAGATCGTCATGGATGATGTTAAACTCTCCCAAGGAGTAAAGAATAAGATCCAAGAAGAATTTGAGAACATCGTACAGATGCTCAAGTTCAATGAACTTGGACACGATATCTTCCGTAGATGGTACATTGATGGAAGAATTTATCACCACCTCGTCGTTGAGGAAGGTAGAGAAAAAGAAGGTATTCAGGACATTCGTCCAATCGATGCCGCAAAAATCCGTAAGGTCAAAGAAGTAAAGGCTAAGCGTGATCCTACCACAGGTGCAAAGATCATTGAAGATGTAAAAGAATATTTCATCTTCCAAGAAAAGCCTGGCAACCAAGCCAGCTCTATTCGCCTTACCAAAGATTCGGTTTCTTATGTTGCTTCTGGTCTTCTAGACGAGCATCGTAAGAAGGTTGTGTCTTTCCTTCATAAAGCACTTAAGCCAATCAACCAACTTCGAATGATGGAAGACTCTCTTGTCATCTATCGTCTCGCTCGTGCTCCTGAAAGAAGAATTTTCTACATCGATGTCGGTAACATGCCGAAGGGTAAGGCTGACGAGTATATGCGTCAGATCATGGCAAAGTACCGTAACAAGATCGTGTATGATGCCCAGACCGGTCTTCTCAAAGATGATCGAAAGCATATGTCCATGCTTGAAGACTTTTGGCTTCCTCGTCGAGAGGGTGGTCGTGGTACCGAGATTTCTACTCTCCCTGGTGGTGAGAACCTTGGACAGATCGACGATATCATCTACTTCCAAAAGAAAGTATTCAAGGCACTCAACGTTCCAGTTTCTCGTCTTGATCCAGATGCTCAGCCATTTGGTCTTGGTCGGTCAAACGAGATTTCAAGAGACGAACTTCGATTCCAGAAGTTCATCTACCGCCTTCGTATGCGGTTCTCTTATCTGTTCCTCAATATTCTCAAGCAACAACTTATACTGAAGGGTATCATCACTCCTGAAGATTGGGAAGATATTGAGAACGATATTATTGTCAACTACATTCGTGACAACTACTTTGCTGAACTCAAAGATACTGAAATCTGGAGAGAGCGTATCCAGTCTCTTAACGAAATTGATAACTATGTTGGTCGTTACTTCTCTAAAGAATGGGTTCAAAAGAATGTTCTTCGACTATCTGATGATGACATCAAAGAGATGACCAAACAAATGGATAAAGAGGCCGAAGAAGAAGAGGCTGAAGCGCCAGCAGAAGAAGAACCCCAAGGTCAGCAATTTCAACTGAGTGTTCAGCCAAAAGATGACGCTCAAACTTAATAGAAAAACGAAATAGTATAAATAAAATCGAATTCAGGAGTTAAACTTAAATGTCTGAAGCAACAGAAAAACTAATTGATGATCTTGTCGGCAAAGACTTTGTCGAAGCAAAGAAATCATTTGACGCTCTTATCGCCGAAAAGGTAACTGATGCGCTTGAAATCCAGCGTGAAGAGGTAGCAGAAGAGATCTTTGGCGAAGGAAATATTGACGAATCCGTTGAAATTGTCGAAGAAATCGAAGTCGATTTTGACGATGAAGAAGACGAATATGAGTCAGACGACGAAGAGCTCGATGAAGCCGTAGAAGATTATGTTGATGCCCTTTCTGATGAAGAGATTGAAGGTCTTTTCGAAAAGAAGATGAGTGTTGATATCGATCATATGGGCGGTAATGATCCAAATGCTGCTAAGCATAAGATCAAGCTTAAGCATAGCCCAGATGGTTACAGCACCACCGCGACTGGTAAGCGTAAGAAGCTCAAGAAATATCTTAAGAAGCACTACGACTCTAAGTCGGACGCGAAAGATATTCACCCAGATGTCTTCAAAAAGAAAAAGCAGAATGAATCCATCGAAGCTTATGTTGACTCTCTTTCTGATAGACAAGTTGAAAGCCTATTGGAAAAGAAAATGAGTGCGGAAATTGATCATACTGGTGATCATGACCCAAATGCTGCTAAGCATAAGATCAAGCTTAAGCATAGCTCAGATGGTTATAGTACAACAGCAACCGGCAAGCGCAAAAAGCTCAAGAAATATCTTAAGAAGCATTATGACTCTAAGTCGGATGCAAAGGATATTCACCCAGACGTCTTCAAAAAGAAGAAAGCATAATCAATGAAACTGATTACCGAATACACTGAATCTGATATTGAATTCATCACGGAAGGCCGTGGTGCTGATAAGAAGTATGCAATTGAAGGTGTGTTCGCTCAGGCAGATAAGAAAAACAGAAATGGTCGCGTTTATCCAAAGAAGATTATGGAATCCGCGGTCAACAAATACGTAACAGATCAGGTTAAGACGAAGAGAGCTGTGGGAGAATTGAATCACCCTGAAGGTCCAGTCGTTAACCTTGACAAAGTTTCGCACCTCATTACTGGTCTTCAATTTGAAGGCAATAATGTGGTCGGAAAGGCATCTATTCTAGATACTCCAAATGGAAAGATCGTGAAAGGTCTCCTTGATGGTGGAGTAAGGTTGGGTGTCTCAACTCGTGGTATGGGTAGCCTCGATAGAACCAATGAAGGAATGATGGTAAAAGAGGACTTTGTTCTCAACACCATCGATATTGTCCAAGACCCCTCAGCTCATGACGCATTCGTTAATGGGATTATGGAAGGAGTTGAATGGGTATGGAACAATGGAATCATTGAACGTCGAGAAATTGAAAGAATGGAGACTGAAATTAAGAATGCTGGTCGAACCTTCCGCCCGGAAGTGCAGATTAGAGAATTCAAGAATTTCCTCTCAACACTAAAAGCATCCTAAGGAGTACAATCGCATGGATAAGGAAAACATCCACGAAGATGATGAGCTTCTCGATGACGTAGAGGAAATCGATGAAGTTGATGAAGAGCACGATCCGATGAATGCAGAGAAGAAGTCTGTTGACTCAGTAGACAAGGCAGCCAAGACCGGTCCGAAGGCGAAAAAGCGTCCTAACGACAAGGAAGGCGGCGAAAAAACTTTCTACAAGTCCGACAAGGGAATTGTTCGCGAGCTTTACAACAAGCTTTCGGAAATGAACTCAGACGAACTTCGTAAGCTTCATGATCGTATGATGGACGAAGACTTTGATGTCGACGCATTTGTTGAAGGAATCGATGAGGACGAAGTCCTTGAAGACGTTTCTTACGACTACAATGCCGAGCTTAAAGATCTCGTTGAATCCGAGGCAACACTCTCGGAAGACTTCAAGAAGAACACTCAAGTAATCTTTGAAGCGGCTATCAAGTCGAAGATCAAGGAAGAAGTTGGTCGTCTTGAAGAGGCCTATGAAGAAGAACTGA